CGAGGATCGTGATGCACACCACCAGCGCCGCGCCGACGCCGGGCGGTACCGGCGACTCGTAGCTGCAGCTCACGCGCTCGCTGATGCGCTGGTGGCGGCGGCGATGCTGCTGGAGTTCCGCCGGCGTCGTGAACTGCGTGGCCTGCTCGCCTTCGACCCAGCTGTCGATGACGTGCTGCGGGGCGTTGGAGCGGTTCACGGCAGCCACCCGAGCGCCTCGAAGGCGTACATGGCGACGAGCGCCGCCAACCCGGCCCAGGGCGCGATGCGATGGCCGAGGGGCAGCGGTGCCTCGGCCTCCATCGGCACGATGTGGGCCGTGGCGCTGCGCTGGTGGCCCTTGCACTGCTCCAGGCTGCGCGCGGTCGGCAGGCTGCTGTCGCGCGTGGCGTCGACGGTGCCCACGAAGCGCGCCGGCGCCGAAAGCGGCGCGGTCAGCATGCGGCCCCCGTCGAAGGATCGAAGGATTGAGCGATGACTCTGCGGACGGCCACCGCACAACCCTCGAAGCTCTTGTGGCTGTTGCCCTGGTGGCCGAAGTCGAAGCCGCAATGCCACGCGTCGGAGGCGTCGAACTGCGTGCTCGACCAGTGCCAGTGCGGCTTCAAGTGGTCGCGCGCGTTGGCGAACAACAGCGCCAGCTCGAAGCGTGAGGGCAGGTAGAAGTCGCTGTGGCCGTCAACCTCCAGCGCGGCGCAGGCCTCGGCGGCGGGGTGCTTGGTCTTCGCGGCGGCCAGGGCCCGGGTGTTGACCATGCCGTCGCGCGTGTTGTCGGCGCCGGCGACCTTGCGCGTGCCACCCCAAGCGAGGCGGCCGAGGTCGGCCGTTGCCAGGATCAGGCGCCAATCGGCCTCGATGCCGCGCGCGATGCCGGCGTAGATGCCGCCCTGGCCGGGCCAGGGGGTGCCGATGCGGGGAGGGGTGAGGATGGTGATGGGCGCGCTCATGCGGCACCTCCTTGGCGGGGGCGTGAATGGGATACTTCGCCCAGGAGGGATTCATGGGCAAAGAGGCTTCGGGCTTGGGCTTCTGGGGGACGGTGTTCGCCACCGTGCTGGCCGCAGGTTTTCTCGCCGTGTGGAGCGGCGTCTGGGGCTGGGCAGTCGGCATCGCCGGCCGCTTCTGGGTGCACCTGGGCGGCACGCTGCTGGTGCCGGTGTGGCTGCTGTACGTCCTGGGCGCGTGCGCGCTGGCGATCGTGGTGCTCGCTGCGGCTGTCGCTGTAGCTGCCGTCACGACGCCCCAGGAGCCGGAATGGAAAAGCTACACCCGCGACAACTTCTTCGGCGGGGAGTGGCGATGGCGCTATGACGGCAACCAGATATCCGGCCTCTTTGCTCGGTGTCCGGTGTGCAAGACTGCCTTGGTCTATCGCGAAGAAGGCTATGCCTTTCTTCGCGAGGAGGAGCGCATCATCCTGAGCTGCGAACGATGCCGACGGGACGTGGTGAACGAGCGCGGCCGCCACGTGGGCTTGTTGGGCGCCGTCACGCGGCAGATTGAGCGCAACATTGACACCGCTGAGTGGCCGGGCGCAAAGGGCGAGGGAGAAGCCAAGCGCTAGCGTCCCGATAGTCGCCGTACCCGATTTCAACTGTCGGGCCAAGCGCTCGTCGATCTCTAGATACTCGCGCAGGATCTTGCCGCGCGAGCAGGAGGCGCAGCGCTCATCCGGGCGCGAGCACTGCGCGACATATCGCCCGCCAGGTACCTCGCGGGCGATGCGGACGTCGCAGGGCCGGCACAGTCGTAGCGACCATGCGACGAGACGTCGCCATACGCGGCCAAGCGGACCTGGCGGAAACGGGAACAGCTTGCGGTAGGCAACTGCGCGCGAGCAGCCTTCGCCGAGGTCGCACGCCTCGATCGAGCAGCGGCACAGTCCGTCGCTGTCGTGCGGCTGCTTGATAGGGTTGACGCTCACGCCGCCACCTCCACCAGGTCGCCGAAGTCGTTCACCACGGCCGGGTACATCCGCGACCACTCACGCCCGTCCGCATCCGAGCGGCGTTCGTCGACCACCCATTTGCCCGGGCGCCACCGGGACCCGTGCGAGGGCGAGATCCGGATCCAGCCCGGGGCTTCATAGGCCTCGCCGATCTCGTACTGGCCGTAGGCGTCGTGGGGCACCATAGGCCGCGAGGGCGGCAGCGCCTGCAACACGATGGCGCCATGCACCACGCCGGCCGCTCTGAGTGCTGAAGCGGCGATCGCCTGCGACGTGCCGTTGGCGTGTGCGTAGCGCTGGCAGGCGGCCTGGAAGACGTCGTCGTGCGCGACGTGCGAGGGTGTGGCTGCGGCGCTCATGCGGCACCGCCTTTCGTGGCCTGGGCGATGGGGGCATTGCGGCGCCGCTGCACTCGTCCCATCACACCAGCATCGGTGCGGGCGATCGACCAGCGGCACGAGTGGCCGGAAGGGCAGAGCCATTGGCCGATGGGCGCCGCGAAGAAGACCTGCCCCCACAGGTAGCTGTGCCCATCGGCACGAACGGGAGCGAGTTGCGCGGCGCTCATGCCCGGCCTCCGCGCGCCACGGGGTAGCCGAGCAGGTGATCCGCCTTGGGCTGGCGGGGCTGGATCAGCGCGCGCAGGGCGGCGAGTTCACGCGCCTGGGCGATCTGGCCGGCGCTGGCCGGCGGGGTGCCGGGCAGGACCGCCGGCGGGGTGGGGGAGATGGGCAATTCGGCCTCCATCGACATGCGATGGAGGCAGTATCACACTACGTGTTTAGTGATGTCAACACGTCGTGTGTTTAGCGGCGTCGGTTTGCCTACCTTTCAGGCGGATCATTCGTCTCCGCCCCGTCCGCACGACGCTTTAGGGCGCCGAGCGCGGCTTCGATCCCTGTGGCGTCGAATTCATATTCTTCCGTGCGATTCGGCCACACGTTCCCCCGTGCCGCGCCAACCGGTGACGAGATCAACTGTTGAATGATGGTCTGGGCCGTGTCGTTGCACACAAGCGTGCCTTCGTACCAGATGGGGTCGTTCTGGCCGATCCGTATCACTGCTTTCTTGCCTGGGTGATTGTTGAGGACCGCCGACAGGCACATGCCGCTCGTTCGATGGGTCTCGATACGCAAGTTATGTTGACCGCCGCTGAACCACTTCACAGCAAAGCAGGTGCGCTCCAGGGTGACGCGATCTTGCATGCAATCCACGCCCCATCCGTTCCCCACGTTGCGGAACTTCTCCAGCGCCTGGCTATAGACCGCATGGGCCTCGTTGCATTCCGACGGTCGAAGCCTGCTGCAATCCGGTGCCTCAGGACGGGTAGAGGCGAGGGCCATAGTGGTCAGCAATGGCGACAAGAGACCGACGGAAACGATGCTTCTGATCATGCTGCTTAGTGGAGGTGTAGCCAGTCCGAATCACTTCCGGGTCCGTTGGGTCGGCGCGAAAACTGGTATATCCGCGCCTCCGTAGGAGGGGGAAGATTTCGCCTCCAAGTATCGAAGGTGAAGGAGGGCCTCGTGCAGCGCACTTCGAGGCAGACGTCGCAAGATACTGATTGCCCGGTCGAGGTCGGACACCGGCCTGAGGGACGAATCCGAATTCACTGCCTTGACGGCATGGCTTCGTTCAGATGCCTCGGGCGGGGGATGTTGATCCGGGCCATTGAGAAGCCATTCGACGGGCACCCGCAGCACGTCGGCAATTTGCGCCAATCGGAACCCGCCGCGACCGGTGGCTCTGCCTTCGAGATTTCCGATCGCTGACTGTTGCTTGAATCCGGCGCTCGCTGCCAGTTCGGCCTGCGTCATGCCGCGCCACTCGCGGGCCTGCCGTATGCGTTCGCCGACTGTCTTCATGCGGCAGCATTGAACACAGAATGTGTCATCACGTGGTGTTGATGTGATAACACGTGCTGTGTTATCGTGCAGCTATGAGTGATACGCGCTCCGAGCCTGGTGATGACCAGCACCCCCTTGACGAGGCTGCCAAGCGGGTGGGAGGGCGCGCGCAGCTGGCAAAGCTGCTCGGTGTAACGCCGGCAGCTGTGGGCAATTGGAAGGCCCGCGAAATCCCTGCAGAGCACTGCCCTGTGATCGAGCGAGAGACAGGGGTTCCATGCGAACGCCTGCGCCCGGACGTCCTGTGGAGCGTCCTCCGCACCAGCAACCAGCAGCCGGCCGGGGAGGGCGCCAATGCGTGATGCAGCCTCCACCGACGTGCAAGCGACGCAAACCGTGGGCGATCTTGCATCGCCGTCTTTGCAGTTCGGGCTGGCGAACCCCAACTTCGCGTCGGCGGTCGCCCTGGAGTGGGCGAAAGCGCACGCGCCGCTGAGCGTCGATCCGGTGAAGTTCGGCAAGGACGCTGCGAAGGTGTACTTCGCAGCGATGGCTATGCCTGTTGCTTCAACTCCTCGATCAGGGTCTGGCGGAACGCCGCCAGCCGCTTCGCCAACACCTTCGGATGCTCGTCGGTCTGGAAAGTCCAGCTCGGCCAGAAATTCGGCTGGCTCTTGATGATGTTTTCGATGATCGTGTCCGCTCGCGCTGCGGCCTGTGCGTCGTTCATGGCCATGGTCGTGTCTGCCCCTGCCGGGGATGGTTGTGTTGGAGCTTCCATTCTGCCCCGGCAGGGGCGGGTACCTTTTCAGCCTCGCCGCCGCGAAAGCCGGCGCGCCGGACTTCTTCTCCTCCCTCCCTCCTCCGTCGCGCGTGGGAAGACGCGCGGTGTTGGTGCGGCCGGGGCGGCGAGGCGCCTTTCTTCGTGTTCCTCTCTCCATGGGCTCGCAGTGTGCGCGTGGCGTCGTCGCGCGGCCATGGTGTGTTTCAACGCTGGGCGGATAGGCCATGAGCATGCGTAATGCGGTGCGCACGATGGTGCGCGAGTACCCGGGCGGTGGCAGCGGCGTCGAACAGCTCGCCTTGGTCGTGGGCAAGTCGCCGAGCACGCTGGACAAGGAGCTGCGCGGCAGCGCGGGCTTCAAGCTGGGCGTCGACGACGCCGAGGAGATCACCGTGCACTGCCACGACCTGGGCATGCCCCAGGCCCGGCAGATGGTGACGGCGCTGGCCGCGCGCATCGACTGCATGGTGCTGCCGATGCCCTGCGGCACCGAGCACGGTGACGACGAATGCCTGCGCGCGGTGGCCGATGCCTCGCGCGAGATGCACGAGTTGATGACCGAGACCATGCAGGCTCTGGCCGACGGCCGGATCTCGGACAACGAGCGCACGCGCCTGGAGCGCCAGGCCGCCGAGCTGGTGCGCGCGGTGCAAGGGCTGCTGCAACTGCTGGCCGCGCGCAACGAGGCGAGCAAACCCAGCTACGAGCGGCGCACGCAGCGCGGAGGCGATGCATGAGGCCTCCCGGAGAGATCCGCCGCGCGCTGCTGGATGCGGCTCGCCAGCTCACCACGCATGATCGCGCGCCGACGCTCAGCGACCTCGCGCAACACCTGCAGATCGACACCAGCGTGGTGAAGTGGACGGTGGCGCGCATGTGCCGCGCCGGCGAGCTGGCAAGCGTGCGGCGACGCCGCGCCGAGCACTGCAAGCGGCCCGTGGCGGAGTACGCCTCGATGTACGCCATGCGTCATCAGGGCCTGGGCGGCTTCGGCCTGGCCGATGCGATGACCGCCTGGGCGACGCGGACCTGAGAACGTGACGACCACCAAGGGCGGGCGCGAGAACCTGCCGCCCATCGACTACAAGGCACTCGGGCAGGCGCTGCTGCCGATGGCCGAAACGCTGGTGCCTGCCTGGCTGCCGGGTGGAGCGCGGCGTGGGCCGGAGTATGTGTGCGCCTCGCTCACGACCAGTTCCCGGCGCAGCTTCTCGGTGAACGTGAAGACCGGCAAGTGGGCGGACTTCGCGGGCGACGAGAAGGGCGGCGACCTGGTCAGCCTGTACGCCGCGATCCACGGCATCACGATGGCCGAGGCGGCGCGCGAGCTGGCGGACCAGCATGGCCTGCATGACGTGGCGCGGATCGTGAAGCGGGGCGATGAGGCCGCGCCGCCCCGGCCGCCGCCGCGGCCCGCGCCGCAGCAGCCGGCGACGGCCACCCGCGACCGGGAGACCTGGACGCCGGTGGTGCCAGTGCCTGCCCACGCGCTGGAGCCGACCTTTTGGCACCACGAGCGCAAGAACCCGGTGCACAAGGCGCCCTACCGTGCGGGCGACGACCTGTTCGGCTACGTGGTGCGTTTCATCGACTCGCACGGCGACAAAGTGACGATGCCGTACGTGTGGGCCAGCAGCGATCGCGACGGCTCGCAGAAATGGGTGTGGCGCGGCTGGGACGAGCCCCGGCCGCTGTTCTTCGCCGACGGCCAGCGGCCCGGCGGCCGCACGGTGGTCCTGGTCGAGGGCGAGATCAAGGGCGAGGTGCTGCAGCAGCTGCTCGATGCCGGCGCGCCGGGCGTGTACGGCGTCGTCTCATGGCCGAACGGCAGCAAGTCATGGCGCAAGGCGGATTGGTCCTGGCTAGCCGGTTGCACGGTGTTGCTGTGGGCTGACTGCGACAGCAAGCGTGAGCAGCTGAGCAAGGCCGAGCGCCAGGCTTGCGGGGACGACGCGGCCGCGCTGGCCGCCGCCGTGGAGGCGAAGCCGCACCTGCCGGCCGACAAGCAGCCGGGCATGGCGGCCATGCTGGGCATCGGCGCGCTGCTGCGCGACGAGCACGGGTGTTCCGTGTCGCTGCTGCCCTGCGATCCACCTGGTGTGAAGCCCGATGGCTGGGATGCGCGTGACGCGATCGAGAAGGACGGCTGGACCTTCGATGACGTGCTGGCCTTCTTCGGGCGGGCGGAGGTGCTCGCGGCGCCGGCGGCAGGCGTCCCCGCGGCTGCGGGCGCCGGGGGCGACGGGCCGCCGAAAAAAACCGACCGTCCCGCTGACGCAGCGGGGGATGGTGATGGCGACATGCCCTGGTGGCTCGTGCCGTACTGGCACACGAAGAAGGGCGTCTGGCTGACCTCGCGCAAGCTGGTCATCAAGGCGCTGGAGAACGATCCGGCCCTGCAGGGCGTCCTGGGCCTCAACGAGCTGTCGATGGCGATCGAGGTGCTGCGGCCGTGGCCCTGGGCGCCTGGCGAGGTGGGGCCGCTGGCCGGTTCGGCGGCGCTCATGCTGGGCGACTACCTGACGACGGCCTATGGCCTGCCGAGCATCGCGCTTGCGGCGCTGACCGAGGCGATCGAGACCGTCGCACACAAGCAGCGGTTCCACCCGGTGCGCCAGTATCTGCAGGGACTGCAGGCGGCCGAGGGCAAGCCGCTGATCGACAGCTGGCTGATCTACGTGATCGGCGAGACGCCGGAGACGCTGACGGCCTCGATGTGCCGCTACCTGCGCCTGGTGGGCCGCTTCTGGCTGCTGGGCATGGTCTACCGCGTCATGGAGCCGGGATGCAAGTTCGACTACTGCCCCGTGCTGGAGGGCAAGGGCGGCTTGCGCAAGTCGACGATGGTGGAAGTGCTGGCGAGCACGCCGTGGTACAGCGCCACGCCCTTCGACATGAGCCGGGGCAAGGAAGCCCAGGAGCAGGTGCGCGGCGTGTGGGGTTACGAGCTGGGCGAGCTGGCCGGCCTGGGCAAGGCTGCCATCCAGCTGATCAAGGCGTTCATATCCGAGAAGGTCGACCGCTACCGCGCCGCCTACGCGCGCGACGTGCAGGCCTATCCCCGCCAGTGCGTGCTGGTGGGCACCACCAACGAGAAGACCTACCTGCGCGACCGCACGGGCAACCGGCGGTTCTGGCCGATCCCGGTGCGGCACGTGATCAACACCGAGTGGCTGGCTCGCAACCGGGATCGCCTCTTCGCCGAGGCGCTGGCCCTGTACCGCGCCGGCGAGCGATATGCGCCGACGCCGGAGGAGGAGGCCGAGCTGTTCGTGCCCCGGCAGGAACTGCGCATGGTCGAGACGAGCGTGCAGAGCGAACTGCTGCGCCTACTGACGCGCGACCCGGACCAGACCGAAAGCGGCAAGGTCATCAACAACCTGGCCGAGTTCGTCACGCTCTCGCAGCTCACGCGGGCGCTGGGGGCCGACCCGGCCAAGGGCAGCGCCGGCCTGGACCGCGAGACCTCTGCCTGGATGGAGGCCGAAGGCTGGACGCGGGTGAAGAAGCAGATCAACGGCGTTCGAGCCTGGGGCTACCTGCGGCCGAAGGATTGGCCGGCCCATGGCCGGCTCGACGACGAGGAGGAATTCGTGCAGGCAGCAGCACCGGCATCGGAGGAACCACCGGTTCCGCCGCCGGCGGCGCCTGGAGGGGTTGATGGGCCATCTGACCAGTGGGGTGCCGATGACGAGCCATTCTGACCAGCGAGCGGTGCTGCGCCCAGCGCCGGAAAAGGTCGTGGCTCGGGAATCGCGCCGCGGCGCAACGGTTGCTGGAGGCGTGATGCGCGGCCTCCGTTGCGCGGCGGTAGCGGGGACATCGGTGCATGGCCCGATGACTTGAGTGTCCAAGTGTCCACGGTGGCCACGGTTTCCTGGGAGACCGTAGGCAGTGCTGCTTCCCCGGAATCGAGGGTTGCAGCCGCTGCATTGCCTGTCGTGGACCGCGCAGCCCTTAAGTGCGGGCGCAGGCGTGCGATCGTGCATACGTGTGCACGCTCGCGCGCGTGAGCCGCCCGCGATCACCTGTGTACTCCCTGTGAATGGATGGACACCATGGACACCAGGACACCAGACAAGGCGGCAGAGGCGGCGAGGCTGGCCGAGATTCGGGACCGCATGCCCGACGTGTATGCGGCCATCCAGTGCAAGGCGGCAGAGATCGGGCCGCAGGCCTTCGCCCTGGTGCGGCGGTCGCTGCGCGGCGAGGCGGACTGCTTCTACGCCGTCGAGCGGGGCAGGGTGGTCGGCACGCCGTTCGGCCAGGCGGTGATGGCCGACGTCGCTGCGACGATGGTGCAGTTCGGCTGCACCTACCTGTGTATCTGGCCGGCGCCTGCAGGCGAATAGGGTTTCGCTACTTGTTCGCCTGCATGGCAGTCTCGATGCATGCTGACCATCGATGTCCGTCACAACCTCGCCGACGTGGAGCGCATGCTCGGCGACCAGCAGCGGCAACTCCCGTTCGCCATGTCGTTGGCACTCAACCGCACGGCGCAGGACGTGAAGAAGGCTGAGCAGCAGGAGATGCGCACGGTCTTCGACCGCCCGACGCGCTACACGCTGAACTCCCTCTACATCGATCCGGCAAAGAAGGACAAACTGTCCGCTCGCGTGTGGGTCAAGGACACGGACCGGCCCGAGCACTACCTCCTGCCACAGATCTTCGGTGGCCAGCGGCCGCTGAAGCGGTTCGAGCAGATGCTCGTGCGGCGCGGCCTCATGCGCCCGAACGAGCGGGCCGTGCCGGCCGCCGGCGCGCGGCTGGACGCCTACGGCAACATGAACCGGGGCCAGATCGTCCAGATCCTCAGTCAGCTGCAGACCTTCTACCTGGCGGGCTCGGATGCCAACGCGACGAACAGCAAGCGCAGCCGTGCGAAGCGGGCACGCCTGACCTACTTCGTGAGCACCGGCAAGGGTACGTATCCCTACGGCCGGCATTCATGGAAGCACGGCCGGATGCAGCAGGAACTGGAGCGCGGCGTGTGGGCGCGGCGTCCGCACGAGACGCTCGGCTCCACGGTGCAGCCCGTGCTGCTGTTCGTGCCCCGTGCGACGTACGGCATCCGTCTGCGGTTCAACTCGGTCGCCGAGCGGACGGTGCAGCGTGTGCTGCCCGGCCACCTGCACGCAGCGGTCGAGCGGGCGCTGCGGACCGCCCGGCCGGCAGGGGGCGCGGCGTGAGGCGCGGGTCCTTCCGGGAAGGGCCGCGTACGGGTAATTCGAACCCCGCTCGCGCGCTAGTGGGCGCGTTCGGGAAAGGTTAATCGGCAGGGTAATTGGGCATGGCGGCGGTTAATCTCGTCACACAAGCGGAGTACGCGAAGCTGCGCGGCGTCTCGCCGGTCGCGGTGCACAAGGCCGTGAAGGCCGGACGCATCACTCTGATCGACGGGAAGATCGATCCGGTCGTCGCCAACGTGCAGTGGGAGGCGAACACGCGCAAGCGCGTGGACACTGCAGCGGCGCCGGCCCAGCCTGAGTTGCTGGCGGCCGCTTCTGCTGGCGGCCAGGCGCCAGCAGCGCAGGTTGCGGAGAGCGGCGACGGATACAACGTCTCTCGCGCCCGCATTGCCGCGGCGGAAGCCGAGATGGCCGAGCTGCGCCTGGCCGAAGAGCAGGGCAAGACGATCCGCGTTGACGCCATCCGCCAGGCGCTGGCCACTGCGTTCGCCGGCACGCGTGATGCGCTGATGCAGATCCCGGCTCGCTTGTCCGCCGTGCTGGCGGCCGAGCCGAACCCCGCGAAGGTCCACGACCTGCTGGAGGCCGAGCTGCACACGGCGCTGGCTCAGCTCGCCACGCTGCGAGAGCGCGTGGCGCCAGTTCAGGAAGAGGGCGCCACGTGAGCGCGCGAGATCTGCCGTCTGACGAGGCGCGCGCCCTCGACCTGGTCGCCGAATTGCTCGCGGCCTACATGGCGCCGCCTGCGCGCCTGACCGTCACCGAGTGGGCCGAGCGAAACCGCATTCTGTCGGCGAAGGACAGTTCCGAACCTGGCCCCTACCGCGTGGCCCGCACGCCCTATGCCCGCGAGCCGCAGGACGCGCTCAGCGCCAGCAGCAGCGTGTTCGAGGTCGTGCTGATGTGGGGCGCTCAGACCAGCAAGACCACCATCGCGAACAACTGGATCGGCTACCTGATCGACACGCAGCCGGGCCCGACCATGATCGTGCAGCCCACCATCGACATGGCGAAGCGGTACAGCCGCCAGCGCCTGACGTCCATGGTGGAGGAGTCGCCGGTGCTCAAGCGCAAGGTGCGGGAGAACCGCTCGCGCGATGACGCCAACACCACGCTGCTCAAAGAGTACCCCGGCGGCTACCTGGCGATCGCCGGTGCCAACAGCGCGGCCGGCCTGCGCTCCATGCCTATCCGCGACATCATCTTCGACGAGGTCGACGCCTACCCGCTGGACGTCGACGGCGAGGGTGATCCGATCGCGCTGGCCGAGGTCCGGCAGAGTTCCTTCGCCAAGCGCCGCAGGCTGAAGACCAGCACGCCGACGGTGAAGGACTTCAGCCGCATCGAAGCGGCGTATCTGGCGAGCGACCAGCGGCGCTACTTTGTTGCGTGCCCCCATTGCGGAGGCCGCCAGGTGCTGGAGTGGGGCGCGAGCACGGCCCATGGCCTGAAGTGGGACAAGGACGCCGCCGGCAACGCACTGCCCGACACCGCGCACTACGTGTGCATGCATGAGGGCTGCATCATCCGCGAGCACCACAAGCCCGAAATGCTGGCGGGCGGCGAGTGGGTCATCGGCAATCCCAACGCGCGGCCGGGCGTGCGCGGCTATCACCTGAACAGCCTGTACAGCCCGCTGGGCTGGCTGGGCTGGCCCGACCTGGTGCGCGAGTGGCTGACCGCGCGCGCGGCTGAGCAGACCGGCGACCGCTCGCGCATGAAGACCTTCATCAACACTCGCCTGGCGGAGACATGGGAGGAGCACGGCGACAAGGTCAGCCAGCACGAACTGGCCCGGCGCGCCACGGATCGGCCGCTGGGCGTCGTGCCGCTGGGCGGCCTCATGCTCACGCAGGGCGTGGACGTGCAGCCCGATCGGCTGGAGCGGCGCGTGTGGGCCTTCGGCCGCGGCGAGGCTTCCTGGCTGGTAGACATCGAGGTCATCCGTGGCGACCCGAACATCCCCGAAGACGCGCCAGGCTCGCCCTGGACCGTGCTCACCGAGCGCAGACGCACGCCTGTGGCGCACGCCGCCGGCGGCGCCATGCTCATCGAGGCCACGCTGGTCGACACCGGCGGCCACAACACCCAGGCGGTCTACACCTACTGCCGCACCCATGCGCATGCCGGCGTGCTGGCAGGCAAGGGCAGCAGCACTGCCGGCCGTGCGCCGTTGGGCAAGCCATCGGCCATCGACGTCACCTGGCGAGGCAAGGTCATGCCGCGCGGGCTGAAGCTGTGGATGGTCGGCACCGACACCATCAAGCACCTGCTCTACGGCCGCCTGCGGCTCGATGTGCGCGGCCCGGGCTACGTGGACCTGCCGAAGCCCTGCACGTTGACGGACGAGCTGGAGCAGCTGACCTGCGAGCGGCTGGCCACGAAGTACGTCAAGGGGCATCCGAAGCTGGAGTGGTTCAAGCCGTCGGGCAAACGCAACGAGGCACTGGACTGCGCCGTCTACGCGTATGCGGCCGCGTGCTACCTGAACCTGCCGCGCATGCGGGAGGCGGACTGGGACCGTCGTGCGCAGCGGTACGCGCCGACGGAGCCTGACCTCTTCGCCGCACCGGCCGCCGCGGCTCCCCAGCCCCTCCACCCTGTGCCGGCGCCTGTCCATGCGCCGGCAGATCGTCCCGTCGAGCCCATGCGTTCGGCATCCGCCTCTGGCTTCTCGCGATCCTGGTGACCCATGAGCGAATTCCGCAACCACACGCCCACCGACCCCGATCTGGTTGACCGCATCTTCGAATACCTGCTCAGCGAATTCCCGCAGCTGGCCGGTCGGGACCTGGCGAAGGCCAAGCGCGCCGTGCGCGAGGAATTCCGCGGCGAAGAGGTGTACATCGCAGGGCGGGGCCCGGCCGAGCGCAGCCAGCTCGCTGCCGCGGTGCTGTCGCTCTTCAACGGCCGCAACGCCAGCGAGGTGGCGTGGCGCCTGAACATCGGCCGCGCCACCGTCTACAGGCTGCTCAAGCAGGCCGGTGCCAAAGATCGTCCCACTTTTCCTGGAAATGAGACACGCCCGGCGCTACGGTCGGCCACCGCGACCGCCCGCGCCGCGAAACCCTCGGAGTCACCTGCATGGCCTTCACCTCTGCCGACCTCGCTGCCGTCGACGCAGCCATCGCCTCCGGCGAACTCACCGTCTCCCACAACGGACGGACTGTCACCTACCGATCCATGAGCGATCTGCTCAAGGCCCGCCAGCTGATCCTCAACGAGCTGGCGACGGCGGAGGGCGGCCGCCGCGGCGGGCCGTACCGCTACACCTTCGTCACCCACCGGGAGCTGTGATGGCGAACCTCATCGACAAGGCCATCGGCTACTTCAACCCGCTCGCCGGCCTGCGCCGCCACACCGCGCGCGAGCTGCTGCACCGGGCCTACGAGGGCGCGAGCCAGCGCGACGGCTGGAGGCCGCGCCGGCCCGGGGCAGCGGCCAACACCGATCATGCCGCCGACGGCCAGGCGCTGCGCGTCCGTTCGCGGGCGTTGGTGCAGAACGTGCCCTACATGGCCCAGGGCCTGCGCGCCCTTGTGGCGAACGTGGTGGGCACCGGAATCGTCCCGAACTGGCTGGGCGAGGACGCAGACGCGCTCAACGCCGCGTGGGAGAAGTGGGTGCCCCAGGCCGATGCCGACGGCCGGCTCGATCTGTACGGCCTGCAGGCTGCGGCGTACCGCGCGATGGAACAGGACGGGGAGGTCCTCATCCGCCTGCGGCCGCGCCGGCTCACCGACGGCTTCGCCGTGCCGCTGCAGCTGCAGCTCCTGGAGATCGACTGGCTGGACTCCAGCAAGATGGGCCGGCCCGATCGGGCGGGCGAATACGTGATCAACGGCATCCAGTACGACGCCCTGGGCCGGGTATCGGGCTACTGGCTCTTCGATCAGCATCCGGGCGAGATCAACACGACCATGCGCGGCCGTACCAGCAGCAGCTTCGTGCCCGCGGATCGGATCATCCACCTGTACACACCGGAACGCCCTGGCCAGGGGCGCGGCTTCCCGCGCTGCGCGCCGGTGGTGGCCAGGGTGCGGGACCTGCAGGTGTACGAGGACTCCGAGCTGCAGCGCAAGAACCTCGAATCGCGGCTTTCCGTGCTGGCGTCGGGCGACGTGGCCGCCCTGAGTTCGCCGCCTGCGGGCGAGGGCACGGCAGATCCGCAGCGCACAGGCGAGCTGGGCAGCCTGGCCGGCGGA